TACATTTGCAATGCTGTACATTTGAATCAGGCGAGATGGCTCGCCAAATAACTTTGCTGCGGGCATTTTTTATGTCTAAGGCATGGCCTATTATATCTTATAGTTCCGTCCCGTGTGGAGTCTTAATGGACCCACGGCCTGATTCAGGTGTACAGCAGCGGGGAGCGGAACTTTTTTGTTTTCTCTCCGTTCTTTAACCAACATATTGTTTCATTTTAAACTGCTGTACAAAAATGAAAAATCAAATCGCATTGCCTGTACGCCAGGCAAAAGAAAGCCGTATCTCGTTATGGTTTAAAAAAGAGAACCGGTTCTTTACTTTCCTGCTCGAGGAAAAGGTTACTAACTACCGTGCCCTGCTGTTCTGGCAGCTGGTGATTTCCTTCGCTCTCTTAATCGGTACCGTATTCGCTCATCCGTTAGCGGCTGTTGCAGTTACGCTGTGGTTCGGTCTGTCTGTTGGTCAACTTAAAAAAGCGGAGCGGTATGGCAAATAATGCAGTTTATCGGGTTGAAAAGACGGTTGTCTATGAGAATGGCAAAGTCTTGAATGAATGTTATTCTATTCTCTTTTATCAGGACCAGATTCTGAACTGTATGCGTGAAGAACTGATAGAACTTCATCAGCTGATATCTTTGGCGTTGAATGACAGAAAGGAGGTTTCGGATGAACAAGAAAGCTGAATTTGACGAAACGATACTCATCCGGTACCTGGAACATTATCTGCCCGGTAAACCCGGCGATGAGCGGGTGATATACAAGACGACACAGCAAATCCAGGATGAACTGGCCGATATGGTGGAGATGGGCATCAATGACATCGCCAGACACCTGCATGAATTGGGCTATGAGGTGGGGTTGTCTCCGGATAACCGGCCGGCATGGATTCTGATGGAACATTGATATTTTTTTCTACATTTTATAGGAGGGCGTGGCGCTGGGATAGCGTTGCGCCTTTTGTCTTTTTAGCCCTTTCTGCATCCGTATATCTTTGAGAAAAACAACGAAAATGCTTACTGTCAAACAAGATATACCGGATTTTGTACTGTCTTCGCAGTTGGACAATTTCATCATCGGAGCGGATAAACAGGTGGCGTTCACCTTGAAGAAGGGGAGTTCTGTCATCCTGCAGGAAACCTATACGCCGGATTCAAATAATGAAATCAACGTGTTGGACCTGTTCTCGCTGATGGAACCTTATCTTCTTTCCTCCCAGCTGCTGCAGTTCAGCTATTCCCTGTCCGCTTCCGGAGAAACGGCGGTCAACAAATCCTTCATTGTCCTGTTATGCCGGCACATTGTCCCCTGTTCGGCGGATGATTTTGTAAACGGTTATTTCCTGACGGCTTTGGCCGGACGTGACAAGGTGACTTCGTTCGGGCGCACGGAAACGCTGTATCTGACTACCGGTAAACTGGCTTCCGGAGGTACCACCATCCCGATAACGGTAGAATGTGTCTTTGTCAATGACCGGAACCAGCTGCTTTCCTCCACCCGTTCCCTGGGTAACGTGGCCGATTACGGCATCCGCTCCGTAGATGTGTCTCCTTCCCGGTTCACCCAGTCCGGCTACCGGCTTTTGCGTTATACCGTTCTGGCAGGTGCCAGGAGGCTGACTTTCCGGGTGGATCATGGAGAACCCGAAACAGTGGGACTGAAATTCCGTAACTCGTTCGGTGTGCTCGAGACATTCTACTTTGCGGGGGGAGAAACGGTGGAGCCGGAGCTGACCCGCAGCGCCGCCTACTTCAGCGGCCGGTATCGGACCTATCATGTGGACGAGCAGCGCAAGCACACGGTCAGTACCGGATTCATCCCACAATCGATGTATCTTTTGGCTGATGACGTGGCAAGGTCTTGCGAAGTATACCTGATGGATAGTTCCGGAGATATTCCGATCACAATCATCGAAAGCGATACGGACCGGAACGATTCCGATGACGGGCTGTTCTCCTTTACGGTGACTTATATCCATGCATCCCGGTGCCAGCAGCGTATGACGTTGTTGCCGGACATATTCGATGACTCATTCGATGACACATACAATTAAAGCATATGAACGTAATACATATCAAAGACGCATTAAGGTTGCTCGAGTCTGGGCAGCCATGTAACCTGAAGCTTTGGAAACTCAGTACTGGGGACATCCTGGAGTACAAGGGAGCTGTCTGTATAGGCTCCCATTGGCGGGGCGGTACACATCGGGTACGTCTCCCGAACTCCGGACTGATACGCAGCTTCCGGGATATAACGCTCTTCGAGATCAACAACATGACGATTTACCTATAAACGACGATTATGGACAAGACAACTTCACAATACGATGCCGCATTCATACCAGGGGAGATTTTTAATATCGAGGTTTCGAACGTGGCTACAGAAATGGCTTCCGTGACAGACAGTAGTCTGGTATTTGATGAAGACGCGGATATTCAGACGACACCGGTTCCTGGACGGAACGGCATGGCGTATGTCAATTTCGGGACAGACAACCAGTTGCCGTTTGAGATTATCAAGATGATTGGAGTGGATGAGGTGATGAGTCAGAACAAGCTGTTTAATGTCATCACCTGTTACGGTGCCGGTCTGAAGTACATGGACGTGGATACCGAGAAGCCGACCAGGCATCCGGAAATCAGAAGATGGATGTTGCGGAATAGCCTTCCGACATTCCAGCTCGAGCAGGCCACCGACATGAAGTATTTCTTTTTCTGTGTGTCGGTAATCATCCTGTCAAAGGACGGGAAACAGATTAACCGGCTTGTACATAAGGAGGCTTGCTACTGCCGTTTCGAGAAAGCCAAGAACGGTAAAATCAACCATGTGATCTATGCGAACTACCGGAGCAATACGACACTGGCTGCAGGTGATTATGAAGTGATCCGCCTGCTCGACCCGCGCGACCCGATGGGAGAACTTATGGTGTTGATGGGACGGGAACCTGGACGAGATGGCGTGGCTAGAATAAGAACCGGTGAGCGGAAATTCGCTATTCTGGTACGTTTCCCGACTCCTGGATTCCAATACTATCCCATACCGTATTACACCAGTATTTTCCGGGGGGACTGGTACGACATCAAACGGCTGATAGGAAAAGGCAAGAAGGCAAAGCTCCGGAATCATGCCAGCGTAAAGTACCAGGTCGAGGTACATAAGGATTACTGGAGTAACATCTGTGCTGAAGAGCATATCACGGACCCGCTGAAGAAGCTGGAACGCATCAAAAAGGAAAAGGAGAATATCAAGAACTTCGTTTCCGGTATCGAGAACTCCGGGAAGGTATGGATTACCGGTTACTACATCGATCCGAACGGACGGGAAGTGAAGATGGTACGAATCAATGTCATCGAAGCCGGGAAGGAGGGAGGCGACTGGAGCGAGGATATCCAGGAAGCCAGCAATATCACCTGTTACGGCGACAACATCCATCCGAATCTGGTAGGCGCTACGCCTGGCAAGAGTCAGAGTAACAACTCCGGTTCGGATAAACGTGAACTGTTCACGCTCAAGCAGGCTCTCGAGATACCTTTCCATGACCTGATGAATATCCCCCACAACATCGTGATAGAATATAATGGCTGGAGTGAGAAAGTATATCCGGATGTTCCCATGGTGCTACTCACTACCCTTGACCAGAATACGGATGCAAAAGTAAAAACCTCTCATATTTCACAGACAGATGATAATAACTAAAGAACAATTCGAACAGATCGTATCATCGGCCACGAACTCCACATCTGAAGTGTTCGATATGATTTCACCGCATCTTCAGGATGTGGAGCTTCAGTTGCGGAATGAACTGCTTGGTGATACGGCCGACAATATGGACAAGGTTCCGGGACTGGAAGTTTGTGTGATGAAACTTATCTGCTTGCGCACGTATGCCGAACAGATACCTCAGCTGGATTTGGTACTGACACCAACGGGTTTTGGCGTTGTTTCTAACCAAAATCTGGCTCCGGCTTCCGCAGACAGAGTGAAGAACCTGCTGCAGCAGGTCGTAAATGCTTACGAAGATACCTATGACCGATGCCTGGAGATGTTGGTCGGTACCGACTGGGCGGATACCGCATTGGCCCGTGTGAATATTCCCAACCTGATTTATACGGCCAGACAGTTGAAGCTGTACGCCGATTTCCCGTCAGCAGACGTTCATCGCTCCAAACTGATTGAGCTCCGGACAAGGATGTATCAGGCTGAAGAGAAGATTATGCAGCACGTATCGGCTGAGTTCTTCGAGCACATGCTGGAACAGGCACGGCACAACGCTTTCACCAAAGAGGAGTCCGCCATGGCCGACTACATGTGTAAGTTCATCGGTTTCTGCATCGCCAAGAACTGGCCGGCAGCAAAGAGTATGCTGGAGCGCATCGAGAACTATGCGGAATCCAAGGTGGAGGTATTTGTCAGCTACAAGGATTCGGCAGCTTATAAGGTCAAACATTTTGAAACTTATCGAAATGAAAAGGAAGATTCCACATACTTTTTCGGGTAGGGTACTCGATTTCCGGTTACCTACGGCATGGCAGCAGCTTAACCAGGAACAGCTTCGGTATGTGTTCCTGGTCATCACCCTGTTTCCTCCGGTCAAGGCAAAGACCTACGTCTTTATGCGATTCACTGGCATCCGTATCCGCAAGCGGGTAAAAGAAGGCTGGCTTTGCACATTCCGCCTGAACTGGCACAAGAAATTAAGATTCATCCTGCAGGACTGGCAGGTTCATAGTTTTCTCCGGCAGATTGGTTTCGTTTCAGAACCCAATGCCCATCCTGTCCGGCTGGATAAGATAGGCGGCCGGCATGCCATCGATGCGATGCTGCACGGATTGAGCTTTGAAGACTACCTGTGTTGTGAGAACCATTACCAGGGCTATCTGTATTCTCACGATGTATCACAACTTAAATACTTATACGGCTTCCTCTATAAAAAGAAGCCGGGCTTCAGGGGTTCATTGAAAGCTGCCTTCTCTCGAATCAAGGGGTATGAACTTGTTTCCATATTCCTTTGGTGGGGAAGCATCAAACTGTATTTCGCATCTCTTTTCCCTCATTTCTTCCAACCGTTCCAGCGGATGGATGACGCTGATCAGCCGGAAGTACCCGACCTGATGGGCGCGATGAACGCCCAGATCCGGGCGTTGACCGGCGGCGATGTGACGAAAGAGAAGGAAGTACTGCAGATGGACTGCTGGCGGGCGCTGACAGAACTGGATGCCAAAGCACACGATATTCAAGAATTAAAATCTAAACAGAAAAATGGACACAACTAGATTCTTTGACGGCCATGCTTATTTCACGGAACTGACAGAAAAGAATAAGCTGGCCAAGGCGAATGCATTCTTCCCATGTTCCTGCAGTGGTATCAATTCACTCCAGGATGTACTCGATAATTTCCGTAAACGGTCTTCTTTCGTTTGCATCGATGATACCAACGACGCTGCCGTCGAACAAATCGGGGGTGGCTGGTTCAAGAAACGTACCTTCACGGTGTTTCTTCTTATCCGGTATAAATACGATGACATGACCGACCGGGCGGAGAAACTGGACATCTGCCGGCAGCTCTTCCGACAGTTCCATTCCCGCATGATCCGTGACAAGTATATCTACGAAGATTTGGATTTATCCTTCCTGAATGTGTCACGTATCTATGCCCGTGAGCTTGGAGAGTATTTCATTTCCGGATGCACGGGCTTATATTTCATGGTTGAGCTGACTGAACCGACTGATCTATGTTACAAGGAGGACGAATGGGATGGCTAGAGGATGGCATGGAATGAATACAGGGTGGCACAGCCTTGATTCAGAGGAAAAACGGAAAATGGCAGAAAAAGCGACCCCTGAAGATCGCTTAAAATACATGAATGCATGGTCTGAGATGATGGTAAATATCTGGCGTGAGAAGATAGAACGATTGCACGTAATAGATACATATACTTTGCATCGGCAGATTACTGAGAATGTAGCAGGATCAACAGATTTCGCGACTATACAGCACAAATTCATGGAGTATGGTATATACCAGGATTGCGGTACTGGAGTTGGATATAAAAGAGGTAATCAAGGTTACCTTGAGGTGTTGGATTATAGATATCGAGAGGAAAATAGGCTGGATATTCCACGAAAAAGAGGTCCAGGCTGGGGAGGTGGTTATACTTCGGGTGAAACGAGGTATCCTCGAGAATGGTTCTCACGTCCATATTATGCTTCAGTTATGGTATTAAAGGAACAGATGGCGTACATGTATTCTGAAGAATTTTGTGGATTGATTGTTGATGCCATTAAATATAACGAGAGAATAAGAGGAATATCCTTAAGAAATCGTCTTTGGGGCTCTCATTGGAAGAATAAGAACAAGTATTCTTTTTGATGTCTTTTTGAAATCTACTACGGTAAGTTTACTTCGTAAAAAAGAAGATATTATGGCAACAAAAACTTTCGAAGAACTAAAGCAACTGGCTATACAGATTCGTGACGAAAAAACAAACAAACAGAACACAGCCACCCGTGTAGGCACGGCAATGCTGGAACACATAAACAAGCTCGAGCAGGATTACTATGACAAAAACCAAACCGATGAAAAACTGAAAGAGCGGGATGATAAACTTACCGAGATAGAAGGAAGATGCGTTCCAATATGTGCAGCAAGACCATTTGTAGACAATTCTGTTTGTGTAGAGATTGACACTGATAATAGTACATTTAAATTGAATAAGTCTACATTCATATTTCCTAATCAGGTATATTATGTACACAACGGTACAGTAATAGATTATAGTTTAGTATCAGGAAATACACTTTTTGTAACATTTAATTTTGAGACAAAAGAAATAGAGTTGTCTACTGATAACCTAAGCAAGAGTGCATATATTTTCGGGTATTTTTCTAAGGATATGCTTGTACACAGTTTTAATTGTGAAAGCATAAAAATTGATGGAAAGCTGTATAAATACAATATCTGTGATACTGATATTTCTAACAATTTTAGGAATATACACAATATATCTTTACCTGGAATAGGTATCGTTTCTGCTTCATTTTCGTTTTCATCAAAATTGACGGCAGTAAAGTCAATAAAAGTATATACTGAAGAAAGTAAAAAAATTAGGCTTACTTACTTCGGATACAATAACAATAGGGTTTCCGTATCATTATCTGACTCTGAAGAAGGACAAGGAATAACTTATTATCTTGAGGAGAACGTTTCAGAAAAACCATCAGGAGTCTTGTCGTATAAGTATATAGGAAATGATATAATTATATATCTAACATTAGATTGGGATAAAATCGAAGACAATTATTTTATTGACGGGACATCGGACATTACTCTAATAAGCAGCGCATATCGTATTCTTTTCGATTCTACTACAGTATTATCATGTAGCTTTAAGACTGTTGATATGTCTGCATTTATTTTGTCAGAGTTTATTAAAGCAATACGTTTTAAAGACTATAACTACAGCAATGATGTTAATTACCAGCTTGGTTATGTAGGTTATAATAATAACAGAATATCAGCAATAATTTATAGAGGAGAGGAAAAAGATGAATTAAATTTTAGATTTGAGGAAGATGTGTTGGAAAAACCTCAAGGGATAAAAGAGTATTACCTAGATAATGGAAGTTCCTCATTGCACATTGTGTTAGACTGGGATAAACTAAATTCTAATTTTTGGGGACTATACTCCGATAATAGAGCTATTCTTATTGTAGATAAAAAAATAGAAATAGTTAATGATTATCAAGGGGGTACAGATAAGGCGGCTAGTGCTGAAGACGTAAAAAAATTACAGGCTTTGATTTCGGATGGATTAACCTCAGAATACTACTACAATCACAGCTACGCTATTAATACTCTGCCTATAAATCCCGAGAGATTAAACATATTGACTTTAGGTAATAGTTATACTGGGAATATATACACAAGGCTTAAAGATATACTGGATAATCTTGGTATTACAAATGTTACTTATGCGAGGGTGTTTAATCCAGGTGCAACTCTGGGAGAGAAGGCTTCTAGTGATTATTTATCATTGTATAATGATATGGTTATTGCTGGAAGTGTTTTTCAAGAATTTTGGTGTTATGATTCTGAAACACAGAAATCAACTTCATATAAATATGAATATACATTAGATGATGTATTAACATTTAAAGATTGGGATATTATAATATTTCAGAATGGTTCTTCTGATTCGGCAGATTATGATTTGTATCAGCCATATTTGAATAAATGTATTGAATATGTTTTATCAAAAAGCAAACCTAGAGTTGTATTAGGCTTTAATATGACGTGGAGTTGGGGTAGCAAGTCTCCTTTGTATGATACTTATCCGGCTACGGGTGGTAATCAAAATAATATGAATGCTGGCATCATTGATGCAGCAAAAAAAGTAGCTCAAGATACTGGTATTAATTATACATGTTCCGCTGGGATATGTATTACAGCTTTAAGGGAAAGCAAGTATAACAACGAGTATACAGATGATAATACTCCTTATGAGTTTATGGAAGCTAATACTCCTAATCAAGCTAGACATCTTGTAGGTGCTATACCGCTATTTACTGTAGCAGCAGCATTCGCTGAAACATTCATTTGTCCATGCTTTGGCAAAAGTATAGCTACTTGCACTCTTACAGTGTCAGACAACACATATAATATGCCAGTTACAGAAGATAACAGACAGGATTTGATAGAGATAGCCAAATCTTCATGTGCAAATCATTTCAAAATTGAAAAATTAGACTTGGTAACTGTATCAGGTAGAGTTATTGATTCCACATCCAGCCCATTACATGGTGCAAAAATAAACATTATCAATGAGAATTCAGAGGGAAACTATTCTGCGTTTTCAAAGAAAGATGGTACATTTAGTATAAAAATAAAAAGGGAAGTTGTAGAATCTACAATTAAAATATCATTATCAGGATATAATTCGTATTCTTCTTCCCAAGTTATAAGTAATGACTTGGCATTAGGAGATATCACACTTGTAGAATAACTCGGTAATTCACGGCATTTATACAATAACGCTCAAATATTCAAATTCTATTTATCTGCAAACCAGATTATTAGTATTATGAATACTAAATATTGGGGAACAGAATTCAGATATAAGAAGAAATTTACAGCTGAATTCTGTTTCCATTTACACAAAATTTTGGACAGTGTCTAAAAACCATAATCAAGTATTTACTTAGGCTCCATAACACCTTTGATTGCATTAATCATTTCAATGTCTGTCATTAATTTATTTATATTAAGTTTATCACATTTAATCAACAGTTTGGCATCCCCTTCGCTTTCAATAGTAAAAGTTTCAGTATGATGTAAGATTGGTATATGATATTTAAAACCTTTGATAAGAAACAAATTACCATTCACTTTTATATAGGCTTCTATATAAAAAACACCATCAAACTCAGTAGCATCCATCGGAAATTTAGGCTGTTGTTTTTTACATATATTTTCAACAGTATCAATTATATTCCCAGAGGAATCATAAAATTCTTCAATTTTTAATGACATAGGACCAATTGTTTCAATGAATTCTTTGAGCTTTATTTCTTCTTCCTTATCGGAGTATAAAATATTAAATGTCCCATTTTTAAAATCTGGTACTACCATTGTCATCTGAATTTGTATTTTATTTACTCTACCTTCTTCATCATCTTTAGTTGATGGGCGTAAATGTACTGGTATGATTTCTTTCTGTAAAGGATTTTTAGATGTTGCTTCTGCATACATTTGAGCCGGTTCCGTGTATTCAGTAGCAGAAGTAAAATACCCTTTTTTTATTTCTAACAAGTCTGTTAATGCACCTTCCAACTTTTGTAAGTCATCCCTACCTACTTTTGCCCCTCTTTTTGTGTAATCTTTAGATTCAATCATTGTATCATTTTCGATGAGCCCATCTAATTGATATTGACTTGCACTTAGACCAATTAAAAATTGATTATGCTTAGCCTCTCTATGTTCGAGTAGGCTTAATGCTGCAGCTGATATTATTTCATATGCCGCTCCTTCTTTTGTGGGATAAAATCCCATTAATGAATAAAATAACTCATCAATAGGTGACTTAATATATTTTGTCATAATAACATTTTTGAATAAATTCTTAATAAATAATTGTATTTTAAACTGATATTACAAATTTAATATTTTCAAATAATTTATCCTATACAATCTAACATACATCGCATAGTTTCAAAATTTCAAAAGATTATAAGTAAAAACAGAGCTACTAGCTAGTTATTTCTACCCATATTCTACTTCATTATGTCTTTTTACCCTACTCCATGACTTCATACTTTTGAGTAACAAACAATCAAAAGTATGGCAAATTTATCCAATCTATTTGAGTGGCTGAAGATTAGTAACCGCCCAAAACACCTCAAAGCAGGTATCATTATTTTTATCATCTGGATTGGCTCAGTCCTTCTTCTTACCACCATGACTATCCTACAAGCTGCATTGACCGGTGCAATATGCGTATTTGTAGTAATGTGTGCTGTAGAATATATTCAAAAAAGCATTGGTGGGAAATGGGACTGGCTAGACATTTTGGCCGGAGTACTTCTTCCTGTAATTGCGGTTCTGATTATTTACCTATATGGAGTTTTTAAATGATATCGTCAATACAATCAGTAGTATCCTTTCTTCAATTTTCCTCCCGCTAATAGGAGTATTCATGTTTCACGACGCACGGCGTAGAAAAGAGGAAGCAACAGCTCGAAAGGAAGAAGCAATTGCTCGTAAAGCCGAAACGGACAACATTACCAGTTATGCTGCAGAATGGAAAGAACTTTATGAAGAAAAAGAAGCTAAAGTACAAGAACAGGACAAAAAGATAGACCAACTCTATGCGGAAAAGAATGAAGACCGCCTACGAATTCGCGAGCTCATGGAGAAAAATACAACACTGGAGTTAGAGAATCAAAAGCTGATTGTAAAAAGGTGTGACGTAAGAGGATGCGGTAAAAGACAACCGCCCAATGATTATTAACTATAAAAGCGAGTTTTTATGACAACACAACCACGAGGCCTGCGCAACAACAATCCAGGCAACATCCGCAACTCAGATGCGACAGACTGGCAGGGAGAGATTCCTGCATCTAAAAAACAAGACAAGACCTTCGAAGAATTCGAAGACATGGCCCATGGTTACCGGGCATTAATCAAGCTGCTGCAGAACTACCGCCGGAAATACGGATGCCAGACGATTGCAGATTTCATCAGCCGATGGGCACCCAGAACCGAAAACAACACATCAAGCTACATATCACGTGTATGTAAGGAGATGCAGGTACCGACAAGCTACGTTCCGGATGTGGATGACAAGACAACCATGTGTGCGTTCGCGGCCGCAATTTCCTTGGTGGAGAATGGTATACCGGCTGTAATGGCAGATGTAGAAAAAGGATGGGCATTGTTATGAGAGCTTTAATCATACTTTTTTTCTTCTTTGTGTGTGGTTCGGTGTTTCTCGGATGTAAATCCGGGAAGCACCTTACTTCAGGTAGTCACACACAGATCATCGTGCATGATAAACTCGTACCGGTGTTTCGTCCGGCTGATTCCGCTTCCATCCGGGCCTTATTGGAGTGCGACTCAAACGGACGCGTCGTTCTTTCCTGGCTTGATATGGCTCAGTCCGAGAATGCACGACTCCGGTTTAAGTTGGACTCCATGGGGAATCTGCTGGCAGACTTCAAAGTCCCTTCAGATACGGTTTATATTCCAGGAAAAGACAGTACGGTTATTAAAGAGAAAGTCAAGACAGTAGAGGTAGTGAAAGATCTTACTTCATGGCAAAGATTCTGTATCGGGTTTACTGTGATTGCAATAATATTCATTGTGCTGCTTGTTGGCTTCAAATTTCGTTCAATTTTAAATTTCTTCAGATAATATGGCTATAGACCAGGTAGCAACCGTCGAAGTCCGCGTAAACGGTGAAGAAGCAAAGCAGGAACTGAAGAATCTGGAGGCAATGGCATCCGGATTGAAAAAGGAACTGGCTGATGCGTACAAAGCCGGTGATACGTCGAAAATCAAGCAGGTCACTTCTGAACTTCGGAAAACGGAAGCACAGATCAAGACGTTAAAGAAAGACACCACGGCACTTACCGAGGTGATGAACAACCTCGACAAAGCGACTCCGAAAGAACTTCGTGCCACCCTGACGGCAATCAATCGCCAGCTGAACAGTGGACACATCAAGCGAGGATCTGCGGAGTGGAAATATTACCAACAGCAGGCTAAACTGGTTACAGCTGAACTTCAGAAAATCAAGACAGAAGTTCAGGAGACAGAAGGGTGGCTCACCAGTTTCAATAACGGTTTGAGTAAATGGGGCGGTTTGCTTGCTACAGGTGCAGCCACCATTACAGGTATGTCCATGGCATTGAATACCCTCCGCAAGAATCGGGACTCTAAAGAATCCTCCCAGGCGGAACTGAAGGCTTTGACTGGATTGGATGATTCATCTATTCAGTGGCTTACAGAACAGGCAGAGCGATTGTCTACTGCTATGGATGAATCTGGACTACGCATCCGTCAGTCATCCGACGAAATCCTTCAGGCATATATGTTAATCGGCTCCAAGAAACCGGAGCTGCTGAAGGACAAGGAAGCACTGAACGCGGTTACCATTGAAGCGATGCGTTTGGCTGCAGCCGCCAAAATCGATTTGAAGGATGCCGTGACAGCTACCACAGTATCTTTGAACATGTATGGTGAATCTGCTGATCAGGCAGCTCGCTATGTGAATGTACTGGCTGCAGGTTCCAAAGAAGGTGCAGCCGATGTGTCAGCCCAGGCAGCAGCGATTAAGAATGCAGGTGTGGCTGCAGCTGGCGCCGGAGTCAGCATCGAAGGTTTGCAAGGTACTATACAGATGTTGGCGGAGAAAGGACTGGAGGCGGAACCGGCCGGTACCGCACTCCGTAAATTCTTTTTGGTATTGCAGACCGGCCCGGATGAAACCAATCCGAAAGTGGTCGGCCTTCAGACAGCGCTTGAGAACCTGAACAAGAAATCTCTGACAGCGGCACAGATTCAGGCCATGTTCGGTGAAGAAGCATTCTCTGCGGCTACCATTTTGATAGATAATGCAGACAAGGTTCAACAATATACCGACGCTGTTACAGATACGAATATTGCCATGGAACAGGCTGCCATCAACTCAAACACCAATGAGGCGAAAATGGCTCAGTATCGTAATAGGATCAAAGAAGCTGGCATTGAATTAGCCGAAAGGTTAAATCCTTCGTTGTCAATGCTGACTGATTGGACGACAAAAATCATCGTGGCCCTGCCTAAACTGATTGACTGGTGCATCAAATACAAGGATCTCATCATACTAACAGTTGGAAGTTTAGGTACATATATGGTAGCTCTAAAACTCGCTACATTATGGGAAGAGAAATTTAAAGATGCCAAAGCTGCAAGTATTATAGTAGATAAGGCTAAAGTAACATGGACTAAAGCAGTGACAGCTGCTTCATATCTACAGACTTCTGCAATGTTCTTGCTAACCACGAGAATGTCAAATCTTACAACTTCTATAAGACTTTCTGTTGCGGCATTGAAAATGTTCTTCACCACTCTAAAACTTAATCCTTTCGCAGCCATATCGACAGCAGTTACAGTGTTGGGATTTGGTATATATAAGTTTATAACTTATACAAGTGACGCAGACAAGGCTTTCAAAGATTTTTCTAAAAACAATACACAACAACAAACAGAGCTTTACAAACTTTACGATGCAATTAGAAATACTAATGAAGGTAGTAGGCGCAGGATTGAACTTATAAAAGAATTCAATGACAAATATGGTAGTTATTTGGACAATCTTCTTTCTGAAAAAGATTCTGTTCGTGATATAGCAGAAGCCTATAAAGACGTTTCTGTAGCCATACAGAATAAATTAGCTTTAGAAGAAATAGAAAAGAGGAAATCAGAAATAACAAATAAGTCCCTTGAAGATAGAGCCGATTCCATGGCTGAATTTCAAGGCATTTTATCACGTAGACTAACTTCATCTACAACTGATAATATCAGAAATGTAGTTATAGGCTATGTAGATGATATGGTAAAAAAAGGATATACGGAAAAACAGATTGCAGATGCCGTGTCCAAATCATTATATAAGAAGTATGGCAATTCATTAAAACTCTATGACTTGTCAGACGCTAAAGATGCTATAAAAGATTATGTATCTATAGTAAAAAATGATTATGACCGTATTGCAGAAATAGAGAATAAATTTAGTGCTTTAATCGTCAAGACTAAAGATAACCAGAAAGCTGTTAATCAATTAGACGAAATAATCGTAACTCCAGATAAAAATGGTAATATAAATACAGATATAACAACAATTCGGACAGATAACAAACCATCTACGATAGAGGCTGCGTCCACCGCAGAGAAAAAACGCTACTATGATGAACTAGCCGACCTGAAGAAGTCATATCTCGTCAGTGACGAGATGACACAGCAGGAATACACCCGCTTCATGGAAGACCTTGAGATGCGCCACCTGGAGAACATGATGGCCATTGCCGGGCTAGAACCGGAAAAGCGTCAACAGATCGAGCAGAAAATACTTGAGATGCGGATCAAGTTCAAAGAGGAATGTGCTCGGTTGGAACAGGAAGATGCCGACAAAGCATCCGAAGAAGCTTTTACCAGGATGGAGAAACAGTACCAGCTGGAAATTCAGGAAGCTACCCAGAAGCATTATGAGCAGCTGACATCAGAAGAAGAATATTGGAAACAGGTTTCAGACATTCAGGACAGGTATTACAATAGCCTGCTTCAATCAACACAGATATCAGAGGAGAAAAAAGCCGAAATCATCAAGGCAATAGAAGACAAGCAACTTCAGGACAGTAAGAAGGTCTATGATGAAAAGGTACGTCAGTTTGATGCTATGAGTAATGCGATGCAAGGTGTAGCAACAGAATTGGGGCAAGGATTGGCTGAGTTTTTTGCAGGCGAAGAAAAAAGTTTCGGAGCATTTATGGCCAATATTTTGGTGATAATGTTGAATGCACTCGAAAAGCAGTTAATTGCTACTCAAGCAGCTGCCATTGCGGAAGTGACGATTAAAGATATCACTTCAAAAGGTGTACTTATTGGTATGGCTACTGCTGCTGCAAAGATAGCCCTGATAACAGCTGCCTTCGAGACGGCCAAAGGTATTTTGGGTAGTTTTGACACAGGTGGTTATACCGGTGACGGTAGATGGGATGAGCCGCGTGGTGTAGTACATGCTGGAGAGTTTGTGGCCAATCGTTATGCAGTCCGCAACCCTGATATCCGTCCGGTACTTGATTTGATAGACCAAGCACAACGTAATAATACCATCGGTAGTCTGACTGCCAAAGATGTTTCAGCGGTTTTGTCTGGTAATTCTACTACTACAAACAATAATTATTACCAACAATCGGCTTCATCGGATAATGAGATGACGGCTGTTATGATGCAGAGTATCAAATGTATGGATAAACTTCTCAAACGGTTGAACGAACCGATATTTACCTATACTACTGTGGAAGGGAAAATGGGCATTAATGAGGCTCAGAAGCTGGTTACAAAAATGAAGAACAATGCATCAAGATATAATGTAAAAGCATGACACGATTATTTATTGATGGGAAAGAGGTTATCCTATCTTCTGATTTTGAGTTGGACTTATATCGGGAGAATCCTTTTTTTACCCGTAACGGAGATTATACGTATGATATTGATGTCGATCTGTATGTTCCACAGAATAGCCTGTTATACAAAAGTATAAATCGGACTGATGTAACTTCTAAATTCAGTAACCGTTCGGCAGTGGTTATTGCGGATGGAGTTACAGTGGTCAAAGGGACTGAGATTGTTCTTTCTGTAGACAGTCGGTATGCAAAGATTCAGATTGTATCGGGAAATTCGGAGCTCAATTATATCAGTAGTAAGGAGAGTATAAGGAATTTGAATCTAGGTATGATTACTGCTACGAAAGAAGAAGCGTTGATTGGCTTGGATTACTTTTTCCCGGACAGGAATTACGTATATCCTCCGGTGTATGTTGGATATAAGGATAATCAGAGTTTCTCTTTCAATAACCAGATGACAATTCAAGAGACTGGTACGATTTATAATGAGGATACTGTTATGATTCCTCAGCCGTTTTTCTTATTCGTTGTTGAGAAGGTTATAGAGGCTATAGGTTACAGATTACAGGAAAATGAACTTCGGAATGATCCCAGATGGTGTAGACTGATTATGATAAATGGGATAAAGACGGAATCGATAGCGGAGATGTTGCCGGATTGGACAATCGATGAGTTCTTGGATGAAGTGGAGAAATTTTTCAATTGTGTAATTCTCATAGACCAGACAGAAAAGACAGCACATATACTCAGAACTGATGGGTATTATGCGAATGTGGATTCTATTGAAATAGATATGGTCGTTGATACAGATAAAGAGAAAACATATGATGTCGTCCAGAATTTATATGTTGATTATGATAGTGTTCAATATGAATTTCCTGATTACGATGAATATAAGTACATGTGTTTGGATTCATCTGTGAAGAAGTTGTGTGAGGTCAAAACACTAAACTCAATATATGAATCATGGTCTGAATTGACAGAGAACTATGATAAACATATCATATACCAAGTAGGTGAAACTTGTTTTGTGGGACATCTAGAGAGTGAAACTTCGACTCCTGGATTGAAGGTGGTGGACCGATTTTCGAAGGTCAATGAAACAGAAGAGAATGTCGCTACATTAAAAGTAATTCCTGCTGAAACGTTTGTAGGTATAACAGGAACAATTGGGCCTGTCGGATCTGGAGTGTTTGTTGCTGCTTATGTCCGTAATAATAATGATTATAACAATACAACTACAGATGAAACAGGACTGAATGAATTGATAAAAAACGGAGTTTCTGAAGAAGATGTCCCTGAAAAGTTGTATATTGCATATTATTTAGGTAAACAGGGTGTATTTTCAGCTGCTGGCACGACTCAGGTACAATTGGAATACTGGTTGCCGATGACTGCATCAGATACGGTTTATTATGTATACGAAGATTCACCGCCATACAGCTTCCTTTTAAATCTGAAAGATTCTACATTGACATTGGCGTTGAATGGAGAGAACGGGCTCTATCAGAGTTACTATGCCAATAATGTGAAGGTCAATACTAGGGATGAATACACATTCCGATTTAATTATAGCGGTTTGTTGGATCCTAAACAGCTTTTTCTGATAAACAATAAGTTATATTATTGTAAGCAATTGCATTATGTGCTTAATCCTAACGGATTTGACAAGATAATTGAAGGTATTTTCTATCTCATTGGAGATAGTTCTGTTTAAACCTTGTAGGGGTTCATCGTGAGATGAACCCCTATTACAGAATTAATTTATGGAATTTTTTATATATTGATGAAACTTGTTTTTACTTGTGGTAAATCTATGGTTTAGTTTAAAGGATTGTTATTTATATATAAGATATTGATTGAGTAGTTGCATGCTATAAAAAATATAATTAAATTTGCAAATCAAAAAGAATTTAAATAATAAGGAGGTAATCATGTGTATTGTTAAAGACGTAACTCGATTCATAGCGAATGGGGCAAGGGTTCTACGTGATTCTTCCCGTGGTGAATATAGACAAGAGTCTGAAATTATTTCTCGATTGAAGGAAGAACTGTTTGTTGAATCTGATAAGATGGACGATAAATCCAAGTTGAAACAGGATAGAAAAAATATTGAGAAAGATGTTCGAGAAGTTTGGGAAAAATTGAAACTAAGTAATGGCTAAACAGCAGATTCAGCAAAAAGAAACCGTCGTAGCCGGTCAAGGCGGTGTAGGCCAACAGGTAGAGAAGACATATACTGTAGATGATAACACATTGCCTTCACCACAAGAACTTGCCGCCTACAAAGATATTGACCCCCGAATAGTTCAATTCCTAATGGATGCATCTGTTAAAGAACAGGAGCATCGACATAATATGGATAAATTAAAATATGAATTGGTTCGCAAATCAGAAAATAAGAATGGTAGAATGAACTGGTGGGGTATGGCATTTGCTTTTTTATCTATCGTGGTTATTGTGGCCCTTGCTGCTTATGCTTTATATTTGGATAGACCATGGTTTGCCGGGCTATTAGGAGCAGGTACATTAGTTACAGTAGCTTCTATATTTATCAACAGAGACAAACCCGACGATGTAAAGAAAAAATAAATCTATAATAAAGGCGGAACTAAAAAAGTTTCCGCCTTTTCTTTTGGTATTTCAAAATTAATCACCATATTTGCAGTGCTAACTCAAACATATATAACAACAAATGCAGGACGTTGAGCTTGCATTATTTGCAGGCATTTTTTATGTCCGCATATTTTAGTACCATTAAGATATTGGTATCCGTGTACCCCCGTTGCAGTGCGTTAATGCGCCTGCTAGCATTTGTTGTTGAATGTGAGTTAGCAGCGGGACAGGCGCGGATACTTTTTATTTTTATGTATAGTTTCAACAACATTTCCAATGCAGATATGCTAAGCTGCTGCGGAACGTCAATCCACGAAACGGATATTCGCTCATTCAATAGTAATTCTTTAAGGAGTTATAATATTGTAACTGGTGTTCGTCATCGTAAGCCCAAAACAACTTCTGAGATAAGGCAGAAGATTTGCAGTTACTTCCTTGACACGTTTCCGGAGATACGAAAAGTCAAGGTTATTGATACCGGAAAAATTTTTTCGGCTCGTATATGGTTTAGATCTGGTAGAACATTTTGTGAAAAAGCTTATTCGATTCGAAATCTATTTAGGCTTTTGAATGAAAAAGTGTGTTCTATTTTATTAGATGTGTAATTACTAAGAGATCCTATACGATTACTAATTAGCGTATAGGATTCTTACAGGTTCCCTTCAAAGTGTTTCGTTTCCTCGTGTACTGTCATGTCACTTCCTTTAAGATATTTATTGGTGGTGGATATGTCGGCATGCCGAGCCTGATCACGGGCAACTACGATACCTTCAGCATTGGCCAGATCCCGGATGCCGGAATCCTTCAGACTGTAGAACTGGTACGTTTCCGGGAATTTCAAGGCTGCTCTGACCTTATAGAAATAATTACGGTAGACACGTGTCGTTGTTTTCTCCTTACTTGGCTTGAAGCCTTTACCGAACAGGTAATAATGGCTGGGTTGGGAGAATATCTTCAGATCGAGCATGGACTTGATAAGAATATCGTTCAGACCTACCATTCCGTCACGGCGGTTCTTTGAAATAGAGGAAGCGATGAACACCTTCTGTTCCTTCAGGAAGATGTCAGATAATCTGATATTAGAGATTTCATCCGGACGGATAAAGGTGTAATAGGCAAACTGGCACAATAGCAGGAAGTGGGGATTCTCTTTCTTCAGGTATTTCTGAAGCTTCTGCAGGTCGGATGGAGTCAGGGCAGACCGTTTCTTTTCATCTTCGGCCAGTTGTTTGATTCTTTCTACCGGATTCTGCTGTAGGTATTGCTTTTCTACCATCCAGGTACATAGTGAAGATAACCAGGTACGGTAATTATTGCGGGTACGGGCTGAACTGTCACGATCCAGCAGGATGTAGTCCAGGAAATCACTGATGAAGGTCTGGTCAATCTGATAGACATAAACAATGGCCGGCACATGCTTGAAAATATATTCTTCAAAGACACGGAGGCGCTTTTCATAATCCTTCAGGGTGTTTTCTTTGATGGTACCTGCCTTGTAAAGTTTAGCCAAATATTTATGATACAAATCGATAACATCTATAATTGATGTGTATTGTCTTGAACTGGTGACTTCTGCCCAGGGAGTCCACCCGGTTCTGAGCTTGATGTTAAGGTTGGTGATAAGCTCGTTGGCGCGTTTTTTCCGTTCCGATACCTTCTTGATACCATCGAGCATGTACTTCTTACGCTTCATTTTTTGCTCTAGTGGATCGTAAGATACGAAGTCCACATACCAGCTCTTTCCGGTATGTAATTTGGGCTGAGTGTATGGAATTACATCAAAAATAGAAGCAATTTTTCGGCGTGGTGAAAACATTTTTTTCTACGTTTTTCGAGTTCGAAAACGCAGTAACGTTCAACAATCAAAAATTATCTGTCCGTGATTTGTCCGACCCATAAACGGACAAAAGCTGCAACTTGTTCAGTTACAGCTTTCTGTCTCGGCACGGGAAGAGAGGCTCGAACTCCCGACACTCGGTTTTGGAGACCGATGCTCTACCAACTGAGCTATTCCCGTGTTTGCGGTTGCAAAGGTAATGCTATTTTTCGAATCTGCAAGCCTTTTGAGGGATTATTTTAACAGTAGATGCTTATATTATCCCTAAATCATTGAACATAAGACGATAAACTTCTGCCTTTTTTTCGAGCTTCAGCGGATATGCTCGGCTGGAGGAAGGCATCCGGTACAGGTTCAGGGAACGGTCCTCGAAGTTGAAAGGGCTTTTCCCACCTACCGGAGGCTCGGACACTTCCAGTTGGCTGCGTAGTGTATCGGTCGCTTTCTGACCTGTAGTGACAATGGCCCGGCAGTGCGGAAGCTGTTTCAGCAGCAACGAAAGGTCGGTAGGTTCAACAATTTCCAGAAATTTATCGGAGGCGTTGTCCTGTAATCTTTTTACGGCAGAAGCCGTATCATAGAGTGCGATTCCTTTCTTTTTCAGGAAATCGATGATTTGTTCCTTGTTGAATGCTTTCCGGTCCGGTAAAAGGAAATGTTCTTTGTCATTAAAGAAAATCAGTCCGAAAATGCGCCACATATCGTTCTGCAGGTTGGGGTAGAAGAAATCCATGCTCCAGCGTTTCTGTTGCGGAGGGAAACTGCCCAGCATCAGCAGTACCGCGTTTGCGGGGAGGAAGGGTTCTAAAGGATGATTTTCTGTGGGTATGAAGGTAGTCTGTTCAGTCATGATAGAAACAGGTGATAAAAAACCTCACGAACATGTGGTGACAGAAGTCTCTGCTGCATCTTCGTGAGGAGAATAAGGTCAAAAGAGAATAGCTTAAGCCTTGGGTTTCGGCTCTTTCTTGGCCAACAGGACGATGTTATAGACATATTCCTTGATCCAGTCTTCCGAGTAACCCAGCGCATGCTGATATTGACGGATATTGGCACAGGTTTTACGTACACCGTCGTCTTTCCAGTCGGTCTTGGTCAGGATATCGTGTACGGTCTTTTCTGTCATGTTGCGCAATAACTTTGTCATCATGGCCGGCAGACGGAACTTCCACTGCATCAGATTGCCGATAAGCATCATCAGGTCTTGGCTGAAGCCTTGGAACATGAACAGGTAGTTCTTGATGTCGTTGACATTCTTGCAGTTTTTCTTGATGGAAGCATCAATTTCCTTGAAGAAACTTTCATTGATGCCATAGATTTCCATTACCATCTTCTTGCAGCGTGATTTCTCGGCGATACCCAGTTTGTTGTTCTGTGTCGGAATCTTCAGGGTACGTTTGAATACGGCCATGTCCGGCAGGAAATTGATGTTACTGATACCCAATTGTGCAGCCATCACCGCCTGGTAGTATACACGGATGAGGGTCATGAAATCTTCCATGCCGCCTACACGTACCGTTCCTTCGGCCTCTTCAGCATTCTTTTTGCCGAATAACTTTGAAAATATACTCATACTTATGTCTTTTTATTGTTTTCTGGTCTGCAAAGATAAGAAAAATAGTTACCAACATTCTAAATCCTGCTCAATATCTTTCATCCGTTCTTTATGAAAGACAGGACTTTTGATGCCTTTCCGTTTCTGCTCGAGGTAGTCGTCCAGCAGACGGAACGCGTATTTTCCCAACAGGACAATCGCTATCAGGTTACAGATGGACATCAAAGCCATGGTGACATCGGCCAGACTCCATACCAGGTTCAGACTGGCCAGTGAGCCGAACATCACCATGCCGCCTACCAGGATACGGTAAAGCTGGACCGGCCACCGGCGGGCTGTGAAGAAGCGGATATTGGCTTCGCCGTAATAATAGTTTCCCAAGATGCTGCTGTAGGCAAAGAACAAGGTGGCAATGGCTACATAGATACCGCCGATGCTGCCTACTTCGTTGGTCAGGGCAGCTTGGGTAAGCTGGATGCCATCGAGACCGTTTCCGATATGCTCCTCGCTGAAAAGGATGATGAAGGCTGTGCAGGAACAGATGAGCAGTGTATCCGTAAATACTCCCAATGCCTGGATGAATCCTTGTTTGGCAGGATGGGTGACATGGGCGGTAGCTGCCGCATTCGGGGCAGAACCCATACCGGCTTCGTTGCTGAACAGCCCGCGTTTGATACCTTGCATCAAGGCGGCTCCGATTCCTCCTCCGATGGCCTGGTGCCATCCGAAAGCGCTGCCGATAATCTGTTCGATGACAGTCGGAATCCGGTCGATGTTGCTGAGTACGACAAACAATGCCAACAGGATGTAGCCTACAGCCATGATGGGAACAATGATGCTGCTGATGGTGGCTATCCGCTGCACGCCTCCGAAGATGATAATCAATGTAAGTACCGAGATGATGGTTCCTGACAGCCAGGGTTTCACGGCAAAGGCACTTTCGAGGGCGGCACTCATGGTATTGCTTTGTACCGAATTGAAGGCGAAACCGAAGGTGATGGTTATCAGGACAGCGAAAAGTATGCCCATCCAGCGTTTCTTCAATCCACGCTCCATGTAATAGGCGGGTCCGCCGATGTACGAATGTTTTCCTCTGATTTTAAAAAGCTGTGCCAGAGAGGATTCTACGAAAGCACTACTGGAACCTAACAGGGCAATAATCCACATCCAGAAAATAGCTCCCGGTCCTCCAACCGTAATGGCGGTGGCCACTCCTGCCAGGTTTCCGGTACCTACACGGCTTGCCAACGAGATGGTAAAGGCTTGGAACGAAGAGATATGCTTTTCGTGTCCGTTGATTTTGGCTGTAGAATCGCCTAACAGGCGAATCATTTCGCCCAACATCCGGAACTGTACGAACCGGGTTCGGATACTGAACCAGATAGCACATCCCAATAACATGACTATCAGGATGTAGGTCCATAAAATATCGTTTGTTTCGTTGATGATTTGTGAAAATAGCTCCATGGAATTTATTGTTCGGGTTTTAGTTTGAAATAAAAGATGTGTTCTCTGAATACTTGTTCCACCAGGTCAAAACGGATAAAATCCGCTAACAGGGCAATAACCTGCCTGCGGGGCATCTTTGAAAGCTTGACACATTTGTTCAAGGTCAGTTCACCGTATTGGGCCAGCAGGTTCAGCACGTGCTGTTCCTTTTCGGTATAGGTCACCATGACTTCCCTGCGGTTATGCCGCCAGACATCCAGATGTACCGGAGTAGCCAGAATCGTTTCGTCCTTGATGCGTACATAGGCTTTCGGCCGGTTCTCTTCATCGAGGGCGTAGACGGGCTTTTCTTGACTTTCGGGAACGTAGACTTCCAGTACATCCTTGCCTTCCACCTTATATAATTGGTTATCCAAGGCCACGGCAGGTTTACAATACATCGTGGCAGCCGCTTCAATCATGTAAAGTTCTTCTTCCGATCGGATGCCAGCTATTTTACCGTTATCCTTCACCCCGATAAGCAGTCTTCCACCTTCGGTGTTGGCAAAGGCCGACAAACTTTTCGCTATTTTCCGGGCATCGGTAATGGCAAACTTGAAATCCTGGTGTACGTGTTCACCTTCGCTCACCAGCTGTTGGATATGGTTCGTTGTCGTTTTCATGTTCGGTCGGCAAAAATACAAAAAAATAAGGCTCTCTTCCCGTAAATTAAAAACTTTTAGGAAGAGAACCTTATTAAATGCTATCAATGAGTACGTTTAGTAGCAGTGTTTATGGGTCATGATGTCCAGTACCATCTTGTCGGTCTCGTTCATTCCTTCCGAACCGATACGGGTCAGGTTCCGGATACTTAAATCCACATCGTCTTCGATGATACCCTCTACGGCAGTGACACATTTCTGTTCCATGGCCAGGATAGCCGAAAGCACAGCGGTAGAGACACCACTGGTCAGTTTCAGGGCACAGCTCGGTTTGGCGCCGTCACAAATGATACCGGTCAGATTGGCTATCATGTTCTTTACGGCATAAGCTACCTGTTCGTATCCTCCTCCCATCAGGTAAGTGATACCACAACTGCTTCCGGTAGCGGCTACCACGCATCCGCACAAGGCAGAAAGGCGACCCAGGCTCTGTTTGATGTAGATGACTGTCAGGTGACTCAGGGTAAGGGCACGTATCAGTTCTTCCTCTGTCTTCTGGTTGTCTTCGGCATATACTACCACCGGTAAGGTAGCGGCTATTCCCTGGTTACCGCTTCCTGAGTTACTCATGACCGGAATCATGGCCCCGGCCATACGGGCATCGCAGGCAGCCGACGTATATGACAGGATGTGAGTGAACGTATTATCGCCCATGAGATGCTTTTCGCTGCGGCTTCCACGGAGTGTCTTACCCAGTTCGTGACCGTAATTACCGGCCAGTGAACGTTCGGCTGCGGATTTGTTGAGGCGTTTGGCTTCCAGAATGAAACGGATTTCTTCTATCGGAGTTGTTGTCGCAAACTCGAAAACCTTTTTCAGGTTCAGGTCCACTTCCTTGTCACCCGCTTCGCTGCTGGCATCGCTGC